AAATATATATGGTGGCCATTTAAAGAAAAAAATAAATTTGCTCACCTTAACTACGTTGCAGAGGAATCTGATGAGTGACTCATTTTTTGATATAAAGAATCTTGAAGCTCTTTATAAAAGACCACCTGAGACAGATCCTATTGCTTGGGATGACTACATCAATAACCAAAAAGATGCTGAAACTTTTAAATCTGTGCCTGAAGCACCAATACAGATTGATTTTGAATTAAATGGTAGTTGTAATATGGCTTGTCCATTTTGTATTCATGGGATAGGAGGCGGTAGAACTGCTGAAAACATTGCATTAGATACATATAAGAAACTTATAGATGAAGCTGCAGAAATGGGTACAAAATCTATAAAATTAAACTACATAAATGAACCATTACTGCGAAAAGATCTTGAGGAAGCAATAGCTTACGCAAGATCAAAAGGCATAATCA